AGAGGATCCTCACGCAGGAGTAAACGGCGGTCATCTGCATGGCAGACCGCTCGGTTACGGATTTTCCAGAAGCCGTCCCTCCAAAGAAGAAGCGGTACATGCCTCCCGTGGTGGAGTCCTTCGGCTTGTCCCTTGATTTAAAAAGTCCTGATAAGATGCTCATTCATACCTCCTGAAAAATGGCATAAGAAAAGCACCTGCCGTTTATCAGCGACAGATGCCTATTGTAGTTTCATCATTATTTAGCGATTCTTTTCATCATTAAGATACGTAAAACGTTTTTCTAAGTCCTCATCCCAACATTCATCACCGATACTTTTCATGCATCGTAACAGTTGATAGATTTTCTGCAAAGAAAAGCCTTGATGATTGTTTTTAAATCCTCTGAAAGTAGAGTAGTTGACTCCGGCCAGATCACAAACATAACGCATATTATAAGCGCTAGAAAGATTCCTCAGCAATTCTTCAGGGACGTCGTCGTTACTTTCGCTACGCGAATCATACTCATATGACCACGCAAGAGTGGCATTGGTATCTTCATCATGCATTATGTATGGCGAATAGTCTTCGTAAGACAGCGATTCTTGTTCACGAAGGATTTCCCACTCCTTGTCGGTAACTTCAATATGAATTCTCGTGAGTTCTACCATTTCATCATCAATGAAATTTTTACATTTCTTGTAATAGTGATAGGCGTGCATAAGACTGGCTGTGGCCAGGGATGGGTCCTTTCCATTAATCTCTAAAATTGGATCGCAAATACCTGGGAAATCGTTTTCGTTATTCCAGGTAGCAATTTCCGATAATTCCACCGTGTAGATTGATCTTATTGTTTTCATGATATTCCTCCTCAACGACTAATACAAAAATGTATTACTTTTGATAGTTAAAATGTAATACATTTTTGTATTATAGTCAAGAAGAAATAATACAAATTTGTATTATTTTATATGAACAAGATCCCTCTGCTGTCATAGACCGACTCCCCAGTGTTGTTTCCGCATCGAATGGCCCGGTCTAACGCCATAACTAGAGCGACTGCTCCGTCGATCTTCTCTGTGGACTTTTCCTTATCCATCTTGATGTTTCCAGCAGGATCGGTCCGAACAAAGACGTTATCCATCATCCAGCGGAGGACCGGATGGCCGCCATGCGCGATTTTCTGGTCCAGTGTAAGCCGCATCAGCTCCTTGGTAGGCGGGTTCATATCTCTGTACCCCTGGCCGAAAGGCACGACGGTAAAGCCCATGCCTTCTAAGTTCTGGACCATCTGGACGGCTCCCCAGCGGTCAAAGGCAATTTCTCGGATGTTGTACTTTTCTCCAAGGCGCTCGATGAATTTTTCGATGAAGCCGTAGTGGATGACGTTTCCTTCGGTGGTCAGAATTGCTCCCTGCTTCTGCCAGAGATCGTAAGGAACGTGATCTCTTCGGACGCGCAGGTCCAGCGTGTCTTCCGGCAGCCAGAAGTAGGGGAGAACGACGTATTTATCATTATCGTCTTCTGGAGGGAACACGAGAACAAAAGCGGTGATATCGGTGGTGGAGGAAAGGTCCAAGCCTCCGTAGCAGACTCTGCCATAGAGGTCTTCCTCCCGAATTTTAAAGGAGCAGGCGTCCCATTTATCCATCGGCATCCAGCGGACGGACTGCTTGACCCATTGATCAAGACGTAGCTGGCGGAAAGCGTTTTCTTCCTGCGGGTTCTGCTTGGCAGATTCGCAGGCGGCTTTGACTTTATCGATGCTGATCGTAACGCCAAGAGAAGGGTTTGCTTTCTTCCAAACTTCAGGGTCTGTCCAGTCCTCATCCATTGCGGCGCCATAGATCACCGGGTAAAAGGTCTCATCGTGCTTTCTTCCTTCCAGGATGTCTTCTGCCTTCTGGTGCAGCTCATAGCAGATGGAGTTTACGTCGTTTCCGGCTGTTGTGATGATGAAGTGGAGCGGGTTCTTCCTTGCGTCCGATGTACCCTTTGTCATCATGTCAAAGAATTTCCGGTCTTTCTGGACCCAGAGCTCATCAAACACCAGGCCGGACACGTTCACGCCGGACTTTCCTGCGACCTCTGCAGACACCGCCTTGTAGATGCTGTTGGTGGGGCGGAAGTGGATGGTCTTTCGGCTTGGGCGGATATCGCAGTACTTGCTCAAGGTCTTATGGAGCTTCACCATGTCGCAGGCCACATCGAACACCAGAGAGGCCTGGTCCCGGTCCGCGGCGCAGCCATAGACTTCCGCTCGCTGCTCACCGTCCGCGCACAGCATGTAGAGAGCCACAGCTGCGGCAAGCTCACTCTTTCCGCATTTCTTTGGAATCTCAATGTAAGCTGTGGTGAACTGGCGGTATCCATCCGGCTTCAGCACGCCGAACAGGTCGCGGATGATCTGCTCCTGCCATCCCATCAGGTGAAAGGGTTTGTTGTAGAAATCGCCCTTGGTGTGAGAGAGCTGCTCAATGAACATCACAACAAGATCCGCTGCTGCTTTGTCGTAATGCGAGCTTTCTGCCATAAATTTTGTGGGCCTGTATCTTTCCAAGGTTATTTCCTCCAGGGCAAAAGAAAAGAACGCCAAGAGGCGTTCCTGTGTTGTTTCTGCTTATGCGATCGTGAATTCGATTCCTTTCTTTGTTTCCGGCTCATCCGTTCCGAAGCGGCAGTCGTCTTTTCTTGTGACGGTCTTAAGCGCTCCCATCTTCCATCCGTTTTCGCAGAGTCCGTAAATTCCATCCATCAGGCCGGTGCTCTGGTCGGTGACTGTGATGGCGCTGATTCCGGCTTCCCGGAGGGTTTCCGCGAAATCTTTCATGTCCTTTTCCCAAGGCAGATCTTCGACTTCGAAGCAGTCCGCTCCGTGGTAGTTCATGTTCTGGTAAGCCCAGTAGGCTTTCATGGCGCCATCTGTGTAAGGAAATGGATGCTCCTCTTCGAAGGCCTTGATCAGGGCAGTTCCTTCATCGTATTTTCCTTCGTCGAAAAGCTCGCTGCGCTGCTTTCTAACCGCTTCTTTCTTCTCCTGGTAGCTGCAAACTGTTTTGTACATGCTTTCAAAATATGCGTTTTTCATGGTTTTTCCTCCGTTTTGTCTTTGCTTCTTTTTGCATGTACATATATCACTCTAAAGCCTTGAAATAGCAAGCTTTATGTGAGGTTTTCTGCCTTTATTTTTCGCTTCCGGTCAGGATGAAATGAACGTACTCTTTCCGGTGTTCTTCAAGGTAAAGAACCAGGTCGTAATAGTCATAGTCAAAAGCAATCCGCTGAACGGCAATGGTATCCAGCATGTTGGTTAAACCGCTTCTTTGAATGGCGAGGATCTGCTTCTTAATGGTTTCATTCATGGCTTCTTCCTACCTTCCGCACGAGGTCTTCTCCAAAGATGACATTTAGGCCAGATCCGTTATCCCAGTGGACCAGGATGCTTCCCGTGTCGTCAACACCATAGACGGTGCCAAGCGTTCCTTTGGGCGGGGCCTGGACATCATCCATTTTGATGAGCTCAACTCTCGTTCCGGCCGGATAGCCGGAGCGAAGAATCGATAAGGTTTCTTTTCCAATGATGCTCATGCGTTAGCTTCCTCCTTTGCTTTTGGGTCATTTCTAAATGCGGAGTTTCCGGATAAGTTCTTTAGAAGTATCTTCCGATCAAGCTTGTAGTCCGGCCCGATGAATCCAAGTCGCAGAAGGAAGCAGCGAAAGGCGTACTTTTCGTTGGTCACCTCAGAGGCTCTGCTGCTGACTCTGGACTGCTTCTTGCTGAGCTTGCAAAGTAGGGTAATGAAATCGGTGTAAGCTTTGATTTCATCCGGCTCTGGCATCTTTTTAAACCATGGGAAGCTGACCCTGTCATCGTTTACGTCGATGCTAAGATCGTCAATTCCAAAGGACTTCTTGATGAGATTTCCTTTTGCCTTAAGAAAATTGGAAAGGTTGGTGACATCGACCTCGTCAATTGGAATTTCAATGGTCAGGCCGGTGTCTTCTTCAGTGTTTTCCGTCTCATCTGGAGCATCAGGTTCATCCGCGCCGCTGTCATCTACCGGGGTGAAATCTACTTTCTCAAGTTCCTTTGCGATGTAGTTCAGCTTTTCTTCGTCCTCGCAAGTAACCCCGCCGTCTTTATCGATGGTGACGTTTCCCACCTTGTATGCGCAGGTCGGCATGAACTGGTATTCCGAAGGCTCGCCTGTGATGCGGCAGATTTCTGTGACTAAATCTTTCCGTTCTTCTCCTGTTACCTTGTAGTTAAGTCTCATTTTCGTACCTCCTTGGTTTTGTTTCTTTTGGCAGGTACATACATCACTCTAAAGCGGTGAAATAGCAAGTGTTTTCAAGGAAAAGAAAGAGAAATCAGATGCTCTTCATCGGTTTCCTCTTTGCATAAAAAATAAGCGGTATGTTTCTGTATCCACATACCACCCATAGCGATCAATATACCTCTGACACCTATTGAAGACATCTGTCTGAAAGTCATGACTCAGTTCCCGGATTCCCGGCCCGGTGTTTTCTCTTCGATATTCTCCGAAGAATATTCTTGAAGCAAAATTATAAACAGAAGCAGCCACTTTCTCATCAGTATATTTACCCAGCTCCACACGCCGCCCATTGTAGCGGATTCTTGCTGTCCATTTATTATTGCCAGTACGCATAAAAACACCCTTGTAGCTGCTTGTACAAGGGATATTTGTCTTTCTCTTATTAAACGCATTCTGCTGTGTGGACGCATATCTGAGATTCTTTTTCCTGTTGTCCAGACCGTTGCCGTTAATGTGGTCTATGACTGATCCATCAGGTGCGTGCATAACTTCACGATGCATCTGAACCGTTCTTGGTTCTCCTCTTCTTTTGCTTCCTTTTCGTACGGCATAACCCACTCCTTCTGGATTGAATGCCCATTTTCGCCGAGTCAGACGTTCATAATCTTCATCATCGACAATGGCCTCTGCGCCTCGGGTAAGTTGGATTCTCTTCATCTGTCACCTTCCTTTGGCATCTCCGCCAGCGCTTCGTCCAGGGTCAGTTTCTTGCCGTCCCGGATCAGATAAATGTCAGAAGCATCTTGACCTGCGTCTTCTATGAACTTCTTGTAGCGCATCACCTCGACATCGATGAACTTCGGCTCGATCTCTATCCCATAGGCGATCCGGCCCAGTTCCTCACAAGCTACGATCGTCGTGCCGGATCCCATAAAAGCATCCAGGACGAGGCTGTTCGTCATCGTGCACTGGGAGATCAGATAGGCGATGAGCGGCACTGGTTTCGCGTCCGGATGGTTATAGCCTTCTTTCTTGCTGCTCTTGATTCGGGGAAATTCAAATACCGTGACCTGTTTTTGGTCTCCGTACCAGATATGCTTGCCCTTTTTCTTCCATCCCCAGATGATCGGCTCGTGGATGTATTTCCAGTCCGTCCTGGTGAGAACAAGCCGGTCCTTTTTCCAGACCAGACCGGCGCCTACCTTAAAGCCTGCATCTTCAAAGGCATCATGGAATATACGTGCTTTGGATGTCGCATAGAACTCATAGATCGAAGCATCGTCCGCCATGCTATCCCGCATGCAGGTAAAGGCCTTCATCAGGAACTCATAAGCATCCTTGTCATTCAGATCGTCATTAGTGACTTTGCCGGATGCGCTTTCCAGATTCACAAAATATGGAGCATCGGTACATACCAGATTCACCTTTTTGCCTTCAAGAAGAGATGTGTATGTATCAATCTTTGTGGAATCTCCGCAGATGACTCTGTGTTTTCCTAGATACCAGATGTCACCTGGCTTAGAAAAGCACGGTTTCTCGAGCTCTGCCTCTACATCGAAATCATCGTCTACTGCTTCTGTATCCACATCCATGAGCTTCGCGAGGTCCTTTTCGTCAAAACCAAGAAGGGAAAGGTCGAAGGCGTTTTCCTGAAGATCAGACAGCTCAACGGATAATAAATCTTCATCCCAGCCAGCGTTGAGGGACAGCTGGTTGTCCGCGATAATATATGCACGCTTCTGGGCGTCGGTCAGATATTCTTCCTTTACGCAAGGAACTTTCTTCAGCCCTAATTTCTGCGCAGCATAAAACCTTCCGTGCCCGCAAAGGATGGTGTTATCTTTTGAGATTACAATAGGGGACAGGAAGCCGAATTCTTTAATCGATGCAGCAATCTGTGCAATCTGTTTGTCAGAATGGGTTCTCGCATTTCTGGCGTAGGGGATCAGCTTATCGGTGTCTTCGAGATAGTACTGTGTTGTTTTCTCCATTACTTACCTCCGCGTCTTGCTCTAAGCAGCCGCTCCATCACGTCATCCTGAGGATTCGATCCATTGAATTCGGTCGAGCAGTTTTCTTTTACGATCTGAAAGATTTCATTCCAGAGCCTGTTGGCCTGATTCATGTAGTTAATCCCGATGTTGATGAAAGGTGATGGAATTGGCTTTCCCGTAGTCGGATGCTTGCTCAGATATCCAAGTTTTGAGGTGATCTTCTCACAGGCGATCCATCTGGCGGAGGCCATGGAGTATCGCTCAAGAAGCGCCGGAGACACCGCGCGGGCGACACCCAGGCCATCGAGCCAATCCCAGGTCTCTTTGTAGATCTCAGCAGCGGCAAACTCAGAGCCATCATGCTGAATATCCGAAAGAAATTCATGAGGCTTCGGCATTTCCGCGCCTTCAAGGTCCGGAATGTCCAGTACCTCAAGTGGCCTTCCTCCGGGATTTCCATTTTGGTATTTCTCCAGCGCAGCTTTTTTCTTTCGTCCGGCGCCGGGGCGTCTGCCTCCGCGACCGCCGGTATTATTCGATTTTGTAGGCATAATGTAGCTGCCTCCTTTTTCAATATTTTGATATTCCTAACAGTCTGCTGGGTTATTACCCTTAAGAAAACGCATGTTCTGCGCAGGTGAGGGGGCGCCGGTCTCCAGAGAGGCTCGCCGTAGAGATCTTTCCTCCCCCTGGGTCAGCGATTGTCTTTCCTTTTATGCATTTTCTCGTGGCAGGAGTGGCAGAGGCTCATCAGGTTATTTTCCTCGCTGCTCCCGCCCTCGGACAGCGGCACGATGTGATGCACCTCCTGCGCCTTCACGTACCTTCCTTCAAGAAGGCAGCGCTCGCAGAGTGGGTGCTTATGGATGTAGCGGTCCCGGATTCTCTTCCAGGGCCTGCCGTACCTCTTCCCGGTGGAGTAGCCGCGGGTGAACGTGTCATAATG